ATACGAACTTGGTACTTTCCAGGTTTGGTTTTCCACAATGAGTCCGTTTTCTTCGAAGTGTTTTGCAACGAATTAAGACGTTGCTTGATTGCATTAATGTTCATGCTGCTTTGTTTTTAATGTTTAAAAATTTGTTTTTAAGTTTTAAGATTATCGCGATTTAATCTCACGTATAAATATCGATTTTCTTAATTCCTATACAATAAAGATACGATATTTTTTTGGAACTACCAAATTATTTAGAGAGTAATTTTATCCTTCTTTCAAGGTAAAAAACTGCTTTCTTCAAATCCTCTAGTTCCTTTGCTGGGTCCTTCTTTCCGGCCCTTGCTATGTATTTTGCTACATTGAATAGGTATGCATCTTTGTCTAATCCCCACGCTTCACATACCTTTATTACTTCGTATGGGTTATCGATACCACCATAATATGCTGGTCCGTTTACCATTTCTTTTTGTGGAGCAGGTGGTGTGTGTTTGAAATTCGGTAAACTATCTGTAAATTCGTCTTTTCTTATTTTTGGTTTTGCTGGCATATAAGGTATTTATGTGATTTATATTAATCCTGTTTTTTTAGGTATGTTAAGTTGTAAATTATATACCAATGAGTATCTGTAATTTGGGAACACCGGACTTGGTACTCTACCTGTATGTGGTATACCTGCATCAAACAATACCAATCTACCTGGTTTTGGTAATACACTTTTTATTATTTCAGCATCACTTCCTATTTTATCAAAAAATACAGTTTCAGAACCCCAATTTGCATCCCAATTATCATTGCCATATATTATTGCTGTAATATTATTGAATCCGTTTATCACGCCATCATCATGAATTGAGAGGACATCTGAGTATTTGTATGCATTTATCATAATTCTATTACATATATATTCATTGTTTAATATTGGTAATAAAAATATTTTATTTAATATTTCATTATAAAAATTAATATTAATATCTTCATTATTTACTTTTTTGGCCATTGACCATCTTCTATCCATTCTATCTGCATTGGAATATTCGATACCCGTTAAATATAAATCAGATGACCAGAGTATATCGTACAATTTTTTAATTTCGTTTTTATCTAAAAAATTATCAATTATTTGAAACATATTTTTATTTTTTTTAGCATATCAATTTAACCATTCGTATCCACTAATTTTTGGTTTTGCTGATATATAACTTTTTATTAAATTAAGTTTATTTTTTCAATTATGTTATGTTTTGTAATTGGCATTACAATTGACCATCTTTCACCACTTGTTATTTCTTTTATTTCGTGCAGAATTCTGCCGTGATAGGATAACGCCGTGCCTGTTTGTTTTGAAATTAAACATTCATTATTATTATCATCCCAACATATATATTCACCCCCCGTATATGTATCATTTAATTGAATGCCTAAATTGTATCGTCTTTCTTCAAATCCATGCGATAAATCTATATGCGTTGCAAAGGCATCACCAATACCATACCTATGTAAAGTACATACTCTTACTATGTGGTTATGATTTATTTTAATATTACTTACCTCACTAAACCATAACATTAATTTATTAAACATCCACTCTGTTTCTGCTGTATTTTTTATAACATATACATTATATGATATGGCCCCGCCACTAGTTGCAACCAATTTATTGTCATCTATAAACTTAAATTTGCCTTCGGTGTTAAAATATTTAGTTAAATCGGTGGGCTGTAAGTTTACATATGATTTTATTAAAGCACACTCTTCTTCACTAAATAGTTGTTGTTGATAAATCATATATTTATTTTTTTAATCCGTACTTAATCCATTTGTACCAAACTCTTTCATGTAGATAATACTGAATAGGTTTGTATATTAATTCTGCTACTCCAAATGCGGCACCTACTTTAATTGAACCACTTATCAACCACATTAATAAGAATCCAACTAAGGTACTTAAAATACGATATGAGATGGTTTTAGCAATGTGTCTCTTTCTTTCTACTATCATACTTATTAGATAATTTGTTTTTCTTTTTCCAAGAAAAATTGTAAAGAGTATCTATATTCGGCATCCATATTAACCGTAGTTACGCAATGTTGTATGCCACTATATTGAAATACACCTAAATTTCGTTTTGGTTCTACTGCACGTATATCTTTATCCGGTTTATACATAAAAATACCACCCCAGTTTGTATCCCATGTTTCATTTAAATACAAAGAAAGAGCTGCTTTTACATGAGAATCATCGTGCCATGGTATATATGATAATTTAGGCATCATATGTACCATTATACTTGAAACTTTATATGGGATTTTTATTTCAACTTCTTTTTTTATCTTTTGAAGCAAATCAATTTCATCCGACTTAAATTCATAGATAAGTATAGGTGTAGATGCATTTATAAGTTCTTTTTGCCAGTTACCAAAACTAGTTGATAGTGGTTTTTCATTATCAGTTATTAATCCTTTTACAAATTTTTGTACTTCTAAAAATAATTCTTCTGATAGAAATGATTCATATTGTGTGATGTGCATTTATTTATTTTTTATAACTTGTTTACGAATTTGTGTTCCACTTATTTCTGCTATTTCAGTTGGTGGTTCATGATAGATTACATCATAACCAACCCCTCTACCATAATTTACACTTTCAATATCAGGAATAATACTAAGTAAAATCTTATCTGAATTGTTTACAAAGAATGGTTCGTTCGCTAATTCTTTTAAAATTTGTTGTGCGGTTTTAGGATTGTTCTCATCTTGTTGAACATCTCTAATTGCTACCCACACATTTTTGTTTTTTTGTAATTGTTGGGTTATTAGCCACTCATGTCCTTTGTGCCAATTTTGCCATCTACCAATGTATAATGCGTATGTTTTCATATACTCTAATATACAACTTATTAATTATATTCCCAAATCTTTACGGAGTTTTTTAAAAGTATCGATTTCTCGCATATCCGTAGTATCTAAATCAATATAAAATTCAGTAGGTACTTCGTAGTTAGAAACATGGAAACTTTCTCTACCTCTTTCATTTGATGTATGAACGTAAATTTCTATTAGGTTTTCACCCATTTCTGCTTTGAATTTATCTCTTTGGTCTTTGTATGGTGAAACCAATGATACCACTACATTGTAGCCTTTGTGTTGTAAGAACTTAGCTAATGTTTGTGCATTAGTTATATTCTTTCTGCGACCTTCTTCTGAATAATCTTTGTTTTGAAATACATCTCTAATATCATCACCATCAATAGTGATAACTTTATGTATTAAATGAGCTTCCAGCCAATTAGCCATAGTAGTTTTTCCACTACCAGGTTGTCCTGTAAACCAATATATCATAACTATTTATTTTGTTAAATCTATCACATCAAATACTCTAGTGTATATTTTTTTTACACCTTCGGTATTTGTTACTAATATACAATTTCTATATTTTTCCCAATCTACTTCAAATTTATTATCTAATTGTCCACCGGTTGCTTCCATAATAACATTGTTTAATGCATTGATTGTGTATAATGTATTACTTTGTTTTTTTCTATGAACCAAAATAGTTTTCATTTCTAAGTTTGGTTGTGTATTTTCTACTACTACATTGTAAGTTATAAACAATTCATTTGGAATATTTTTGTTTTGAAGAACATAGATGTAGTTATAAGCCAATGTATAATTGCTTTTAATTAATTCTAAGTGATTCTCTACATCTGTTTTTGTACTAAATGTACAAAGTAATTGTGTCTTCATTATTGGGGGATTACTCTCTTATTTTTGTATTGGTTCAATGTGAGATGAATTTGCATTGTTTAGTGCTAAATATTTACATTCTTTGCCAGTTGCTGCAATACCTGGATCATAACTCCAACCCATTCCACTAACAGTATTTACACCATCAATTGTTTCGTGTTGAATTCCTTTCTTTGTATATTTAGTTCTTAGGTTACCAAATAATTGATAATCTATATCTGCATTATTAAGTGCTTCTGCTATTGCTCCCATCTTACACCACATACCACATTGTTGTTTGTATGTTTCATAATTTTTCTTTTGTTCTGGTAGGGTTTTACCAAAACATGCGGCGTGTTTTTTAAATGGAACTTTGGATTCTATTTTTTTAGCCATCATCCCCGTTTGTCTCTCACCTTCTGCCATTGCTTCTTTTGCAGTATTTTTATCTATTACACCATTTGCTACCGCTCTTTTTATAACATCGTTTAATTCTTTTTGTTTATTATTAACTTCTGCTGCTGATTTTACTCTTTTTTCTTTTGAACCAGGGGTGAATGCCCATTCGTATGTAGCGAACATTTTTGTTATTTCTTTTTTAGTATCAAATGCACTTCCCTGATGTTTATAAGAAGTCATTGCTACTTTATCCATACCTGCACTAGCTCCTCCCTTTTCAAACTTAACACTTAATCCACCTTCTATTAATACATCAGATTTGAATGCTTGTAAATTCTTTGCAATTTCAGCTGATGGTTTTTGTCCTGCTTTTATTAAAAATGAAGGAGTTGGTTTATATGTTACAATATCAGTAACTTTCCAATTGGATGCCGCTGGCATAAACCCAGCATATCCGTGTCCTAATTTAGTCATAAAATCAAATATTTCTTGCATATCAGGTACCCCCACTCTAAAATCAGGAGTATTTACCATAGAAGTTGCAATATCATCTATTTGTTTAGTATATTGTTCTACTTCACCTCTATTAGATTGATTTGGTGCTTTTAATACGCTCAACTTATCCATCACTACTTTTTGTTGTGGTGTGAATTTCTTTGCACCATTGTATTTGTATAACAATGCAGTTAGACGAGTATTCATCATTTGTTGCATATTATTCAAAACAGTAGTTCTACCTTCAGGTGTTGATGTATCACCACCAAAATCAATACTTTCAATCTTACCTTGCGCTGCAATAAAGTCAACCATTGCATTATGTCTTTTAATTGCAGAAACAATTAATTCTGATTCCTTTTGATACTCTGGAATATTTTTGGCTTTTAATTCTTTGGCTAAATCTTGTGGTTTTGGAACTGATACCTTTTTTAATACGGTTTTTCCAATAGTAACTGCTGTTATTTTACCGCCTTCTTTTGTTATCTTAGCTTCTACATTATATCGTTTATCTGATAATTTGGATGCTACCATTGTCTTTTTTCCAACAGGTTGTCCTTTATCAAAAATTTCATTTGTTTCTGCATAACTATATAATGCTTGCTTAGTATTATCATCCATTGCCGGCAGCATTATTTTTGCTCTTACGTTAGATGCAAAACTACCTCTCTGTGATGTTATGTATAATTTATTTTCAGATGCAGCAGGTATTGTTATATATTCACTTGTTATTTTCTTTTCCTCTGCATTTAAATCTTCCCCAGTCATTATTTTCGCAACCGCTACTTTTAACTTTTGTTTTTCGGTTTTATCTGCATCCGGAATCTTATCAACAATTTTATTAATTTCTGTTATTTTTTGAAGTTGCTTATCTTTTGGAAAAAATGCATCATCTTCTTGTTTCTTTGCTGTTGATAATGGCTTAGAACCCACAGGTTTAGTTAATGTTGGTTGTGGTTTTGCTGCCGGCTTTGGTTGTGGTTTAACAACTGGCTTAGTTGTTGGGGCTATAACTGGCTTAGTTGTTGGTTTTGGTTGGGGTGCAACTGCCGTTTTTCCACTATCACCACGTTTTCTAGGTTGTGGTAATTTAATTAATTTACCATCTTTATTAATATGTGTAATTAAATCGTTTCCTGCTGGACCGTATGATATACCACCCTTACCAATTAATCCTAATTTATGTGCCTGGTCAGCTGCTGAATTTTTATCTAGTTTAGATTTAGGAACCGCTCCCATTCGTTTAGTTGATGCTTCTAATGAAAATTTCTTAGGTGCTAAACTAATAGCTTCCATTAATTCAATATCGGTTAATGTTGCTGCACCAAATTGTTCTAATACTGAACGTAAGTGTTCTAATTGTTCTTTGTTATCGAAATTTGGAATTGGATATGTAACACAGAACTCTCTTAATACATCATCTATAATTTCACTAAGGTTTTCTAAATTAAAGTTCATCATAATTTTTACCGATTGTTGTTTTTACTTTGTACCTACCATGCCCACCTTTTAATATAGGTATGATATCAGTATATAAATATTGTTTTTCTTGAGGATACACATCAAATACAAATGCATCGTATGTATATAATATCAATTTTGTACGTTTTCCTTCTAATTTCTCTTTAATTTTTAATATTTTCTTTATATTTCTTTCAGTTTCGTATGCCTGGATATAATAATTAAGAACTTTGGCAGGAGTTATAGGTTCTAATCTTTCAATACCAAACTGAATATGGTACAAATGTGTAAATATTGCTTTGTTTTTTATTATTGTTTCCGATAATAAACCTGTAAGATGTTGTATTTCTTTAAAATATGGAATATGCAATAACTCACTTCTAATCCCACCATATAAATTTTGGAATATTAAAGTTTTTACTTCATTTCTATCATCAATACCCATTTGATTTCCAATCCATGTGTAAAAATCTAAATCACTACCATAGAAATCTTTAATCCATTGCATTTCTTTTACATCTACTTTTGAATTAAGTTTGGTTTGATAAATAATATCCATCAATAATCTTGGGTGATATGCTTCAAAATCTATACTCACCAATTCACCATCATCAAATCTACTTACAAATGCCTTTCTCTCACAGGTATCTTTTTTAAGTGCAGCGTAGTTTACACCCCCATAGCGGTTCGATGGTCGGAGTGTTGATGTCATTAGGTTGTATTGAGTGTAAACATAGTTATCCTTCGTTAAATGAACTGGATTGTAGTTTAAAACGTAATCCCCATCTACCTTTAATCCACTACTTTCAATATAACCAAATGCCGTTGTTACATCATCTACATATTTTATTGAATTTTTATCTATATTAATTGAAAACTTAGAAACATATTGTTTTATGAGTTCTAATTGTTTAACCATTGGGATACTATCATTCAAATATGGTTCACTTTTAAACTTTGATTTGTAAAATTGATTTAATTGATTGTTATCCAATTCAATGCCATGATAACCATATTCAATAAATCTTGCTAAATCTGCATCATATCCTTTGGTAAAATTTAATATTTGTGAAATTGCTTTATAATTAAAAATTAACTGAGGATGTTGTGTATTTAATAATTGTTGTAATGCTTCTACTTTAATTCCTAACCCATCTCCATTGTTTACATTTATAACCCATTCATCTTTTTTTGATTTTACATAAATAAAAGATATACGATTGTTCATCACATGCTTTTCTTCATCTGATAATCTAACGTATATTAAATTAGTATGTTTTCTATATTCTAATAGGAAGTTTTCAAATTCAAATTTATTTTCTACAAATGTCATGTAACAAAGATATTCTTTTTTTGTTACAATACAAAATAAAAAGGAGAGTAATTAAACTCTCCTTTGTAATTCTATTCACTCCAATGTTTGATTCGTAATTCTTTCATATCGATTGGCTCTCTTTTCATATGGCCACCTTTTGAAAAATTCGAACCTCTTTTTAAGTAACCACCTAATAGGTTTCTTCTCATTCTATTAGATGTATTTGTTTCAGAACCATGAACATTATGTGAATGTAATAACACCACTTGTCCTTTTTTTAATATTCCTTCTAACTTTCGGAAATCATGTCCTTCTGGCATAACACACGGTTTACCTCTTTCATTACTCCAAAATGCCGGGTTTGTTTTTGTTCTTTCATCATCAACTTCTATTGGTAAAATTGGTAATCTATGTGTACCTTCGTATACCCAGACTGAACCATTACCTGCATCGTGGTTATCTAATGCTAATGCGGTATTGATAATTTCATTGTGACCACATTTTGTATAAAATGCGTTTTGATGTTGATCTCTACCTAATTGTCCTGGTGGTTTGAAATAACACCAATCTTGCATTCCATCAATTTCACCACCCATTAAATATTCAACTGCTTCCAAAATTTTTGGATGTGCAAAATATTTTTCTAATAATGGTGAAAGTTTATGTGGATATGCAAATGGATCCCACTCTCCCCAAATTTTACCATCAGGTGCGGTTGTTCCTGTTCTTTCATTTCTCAAACGGTCTAACTCATTGTTAATTACATCACACTCTTCTTCGGTAAGTAATTCTAATGTTGTAAATCCTTTGTATCGCCAATCAAACGTAATTTGTTGGACTTCTTCTTCGCTAAGATGTTTTAACTTTGCCATATAACTTGTTTATTTATTATAAATATAATGTATTATTTTTTACTATCCAAATTAAAATATGACTTTTATCACATTTTTGAAAACAATGTAAGATTTTTCAAATAGGTATCTAAATTAGAGATATCTAATTTTCCTAAATTAATTGATTTTCTATTTGCCGTTTCTATTTCGTATTTTTCTCCACTTACTTTCCATCTAATACGTGTTATCATAAATAGCGGATCGTTTTTATATTTGGTATGGGTATCTATGTTTATTTCAAATATAGTTCCATTTACTTCATTTCTTTTTCTAATAAAATATCTATAAATAAATCCAATTTGATAATCTCTTTCTATTAACGTTGGTTCATGTGGCGATAATACTGGTTGCTTATATACCTTTTTTTTATTTATAGTATTATATCTATCAATTATAGTTTGATTAATTTGCATTATTCTCCGGCTCCTCTTTTAACCCTAAATCTTAATTCAACATCTATTTCCCATTTAGTATCATCTACTCTGTGTGTAATATCCGTTATTTGCCAATACCCTTTATCTGCTGTCATCCAAGGTATTTCATATATTTTAACACTTTTACCAATTACAAACCCACCTACTCCTAATGTTGTAAATGTTAATTTAGTTGGTAATAATACATCAGTTTTTTGTTCTTCATCATCTCCAAAATATAAATTTTTTACAATACCGGCATCTTTTACTACTACAAAATAAGCACTTTCATTGCCACTATAATAAGGTGCTGCATTTAATTTAACTCTAAGTTCTCCTGGGGCGTTAAGCATTGATGCTACGGCATTTTTTGCTATATCGTATACGAATGCCACACTATCTACTGCTGCCCCAACTGTTGCTTTTGCACCATCTATTATCGCGCCGGCACCTGCTTTGGTTTTATCCCATCCTATTTTTACAGCATCACCTAATGTTAATTTGGTTTCAATCGGTGGTGTTATTGTACCACTATTATCCGATGATGCTTTAGCCGCATCTGACTTATATTTTGCTTGCACTATCGCAACTGCACCGACTACTGCATCTGGTTCTGTTGTTCTAAACAAAAAATCTCCAACTGGATGTGTAGATGATTGTACTTTTTCTTTCTTAGCTTCTCCACCCAGTACCGCTTGCGCTGCTACTTCCTTTGGCATGTCGGCATTTATATCTATATTTGTAATAGTAGATTTTTCACTAAATAAATTTAAGGTTGGAATTGCATCATTTTCATTCGATAAATTGTAATCAACAATTGTATAATTCATCCATCCTTTTGAATTTTCAATATCTCGTAATGCCAAATTCCATAATCCTGCTCCCGCTACATTTAATTCTGTAATAATTTTTTCCAAAAATTCTTTGTTACTATCCATTCCTCTGGCTGCTTCTTTCAAAAAATCTGCAGATATTAATAAATGTTTTAAATGTCCATGTTGATTTGCTTTCAATGTTACCGCCCCATCATATAATGTAGTATCAGTTGGTGTTGGAAATTGTATTGGTTCTGCCAAATTAATCGGACCGAATGTTATTGGATTTGCGGTATCTAGCCTTACTGTTTTTACCGTAGTTTCACCAAATTTCACTGGAACTGAATCATCTGTTTTTGGTATTAATGCAGATGGTATAATTACATTTTCCGATGCACTTATCATTTGCGGTCTACCACATGCTACTGCATCATTAATTTGTACATCCATTGGCATTCCGCCATTCATTGTAGTATCCTTTCCTTTGTTACATACCGTCTTTATAACATAACCAAGTTGAAGATATGCTGAATCTGTATTTCCGTATGTCCAATCTATAATATCCGTATCAATGTTTATTGTATATCCTTTTAAAGCTTTGTAAATTGCTTCATTACCTGACGCCGGATCTATTTTTGCAGCTTGTGCTGCCATAATAGTTGCTTTCGCTTTTTTATCATCCGAACTATCTACTACCGATGTATTGGTACTACTTAATGCTAAGAATGCAGGAATATCAGATGGTGATGATAATTCTATTTTAACATCTACCGTAAGATTTTCATTTATTTTAATATCGAAATTAGTTAATATTCCAGTAAAAATATCAAAATCATTTCCGGTTACAAATTCATTATGTTTTAATATGTTTACACCTTTAACTGCGGTTTTCATACCGGATTCTACATTTACTTGTTTTCCATTTCTACCTTTTGCCCATCCCCACACTAATGATTGTGTTTTACCAATAAACATAAATCCATTATTTGCAGCCATATCATCCATATCTGAAAACTGAATAGTAACTGATGCCATTTTTATTGCACCCATATTACCAGTTGTTTTTACCTCAATTGATTTTAACATTGGAGGTATTTTTTTAACAAGATTATTTACATTATGTGAAATATTAAATTTTTGATATGAACTATTACCGATTATACCACCTGGGACATTCCTACTACCCATAAAACATTCTAAAAATGCAAATGCTTTAGTACCCGAAAAGTTTGTTTTATTGGTATTAGTAATTGCGTTAATAATTTCTTTTTCTAATCCTGTTACAAATGGAAACCTACTCATTATTTCATTGAATTTTTAAGTTGTGCTGCTTCTTGTGTACTAGGTATTCTAAGTTTAATACCACCTTGCATTGTTAAATCAATATCAGTTAGATTATTTTTCAATGCAATAACCCACCACATTGTACTATCACCGTAATATTCGTTTGCCAATAAATCTAATCTATCACCCATCGTAGTTAATATAACAATGTCAGTATCGGTTGGTTCTACATATGATAACAATGTAGAATCATATACTTTACCTTTGCCTGTTTTCAATATTGTTTTTATGTTTGAATATCTATTATCCATTATTATGCTTTTAATGTTTTATAAAATGAATAATCTATTTTGTTACCATTTGCATCTACGGATGCACCATTTGTAACAACTTTAAATGATACACTAATTGAACATATCATTGGTGCTTGTGTTTTTTTTGTAATTTCCCATGGTGTTGCATCATCTACTGTCATTGTTATATCACTTACAAATCCCTGTACTGATATTAAATCCCCAAGTTGCAAACTAATGATTTGACCAAATACACCCTTTGCACTATCAGTTGCTCTTCCTTTTGTAAATAAAGATACCGCGTTTACTTTTTTCCAAATTTGGTCTAATTGTGTACTATTTTCTGCATACAATTTTAAATCAAATGATATATCTCTTTCCCATACATTGAATAAATAGAAGTTAATACCTGCTCCAATTGGTTTTACACTATCCCAACTTGCTGCACTTTTATCTGATAAGTTTGTTATAGTTGATAAAAAATTAATTCCACCTATATTAACTTTAACTATACCATCTTCGGCATTATCTTTTAATACATCTCGTTTTTTATGTAAATATGGATTTGTATTTATACTAGTTGTGGTTTGTGTTTGAAGTGCTTTATTTAAAAATTTACTATCATTATCTGTTATTTTTTTTACATTATCACTAAACTTTGCATCTTTGGTATTCCATCTAGCAACAGTATCCAGTTGTCCTATTGTTCTAAACGGATATGTAAATTCTTCTGGTTTTTTGGTATCTATATCTACTGCAATAAATGCATCTCCAAATTGTTGTCCTACCTGTGTTTCTACATCTTTGTCACCTTTTCCTTTTATTAATTTGGATTCACCCAAATCAGCTATACCACCATCTATGAATCTACTTTGTTCATCGGAAGTTAATGTATTGATTTTTACTTCACTATTGGTATATGAGTAATCTTCCCCTACGTGCATTGAGGTAATAAGCGTATCACTACCATCATCTGTTTTTATATCAACCGTATAATCGTTTCCACCTTTAACTATTTTTATTAAATTAATAGGGGTATCAGGTGCACCATATATTTGTGATAAACTTGCACCTTTATCTATAAGATTATCTTGTTGAAACCCATTCTCATCTTTTGGACCTGGATAAGTATACGCATTACCATCCTTATCTACTAATTTAGAATAATTTTGTACTTTATCATCTAATGCTCTACCACTTGCATCTGCCTTTTTGATTTGTTGATATTTTCCAGTATTATTGTTAATATCAATAGTTTCTAATCTTGCAAAAATAGGAAAACTATTTTTCTGTATATTCGCAGATACTATTACATTTCCTAAATTTGTTGTTTGTGGTGTGTTATTTTGAAATACACTAGAATAGTAATCACTTAATGTGTGTTCACTATCTTTTCCAACTGATGGAATTTTCGAAGAATCTATTGTAGGTGAAAGGTATTGTATTATTTCATCTGAACTACTTTTTAAGTAGTCCATACCTGTAATTTTCATTTTGTGTGCACGTAATCTACTATAATTACGATACGATACGCCATCTTTAAATCCTGAATTTATTACTAAACTAGATGGGAAAAATGGTATTTTATTTTTATCGATTGTTGCAAATCCAGTTGCTGGTTTTACTTTTGGTTTCACTGGTGCTGGACCAGATTTTCCTTTCTTTTTTCCTTTTGAAAATAATTTACTTAATCCCAATCCAATTCCCACAACTGCTAATCCAACTGCTGCTGATTTTAATGAAGGAACAATTGCGTTTGCTGCCTGGTCTGGTGTTTTATTTCCCGTTAAGAAATTTCCTAATTTAGTTTTATTATTGTTATGATATGGATTATATCTTTTTCCAAATGCATAATCACCATTTATTAATCCTTTATAGAAATTCTTTTCCATTCCGGTTGGCGAACCATCTTCACCTACCGTCCAATCATCTGGAAATTTAGGATGAAATGCTGCAACTGCCGATATTGCTCCACCAACTAATAATCCTACACCACCTAATCCTGCTAATGCACCCCCAACTTTATCTGCTCCTTTTTTAATTGCTTTCTTTGTTTCATGTGGATCTGTTCTAGTTGTGATACGAACGATATCTGTACCATATATTCGTGGAGTTGCTTTAACAAAGTCTAATGCTTGTTTATTATCATTTGTAAATTTATTACTTGGATCCGGCGTAAGCATATCGTTCTTTTGCTTATTTGGATTTAAAGTAGGTTCAAATGCAAATGTATCTAATAATTCTAATAATGTTTTTCCCATTAGTATTTAGTTCCTCCTGAGTCACCTCTACGTGCTGCTCCATCATTTGATGCAGTTGTAATTCGTTTACTATCCATATTAATTGCGGGTGTACCACCTACTTTACTATCTATTGATTTTAAGATTGATATCATTTCATCATTACTACTACCACCGCCACCTTCTCCACCCCCAAATAATCCGCCGGCAACCGCTCCTAATGCACCCAATGCCAATAATACTGGTAATGCTACCATACCCATTGTTCCTAACATCATCAATGATAATGATAAAGCCATAATTGCGGCTGCTAATCCAAATATAGGTAATATCATACCTATTAATGGTCCTAAATTTTCTGCTAATAATGGCATTACTGAAATTAATGAGGTAATACCATCCATTGCTAATTTAATACCTAATCCAATAAACATAACCCCTGCTCCGAATATTGCAAATGCACTAGCTAATCCTAATAATATACCAACACCAATTGCGGCTACAGGTGCTGCTGCTCCCAATGACGTTAATCCCGCCGTTATTGCTCCAAATCCCAACGTAATTAAAGGTGCCATGGCTCCCATTATTGCTAATACTGCCAATCCAGGTAACATCATTATAAGTGCAATTGATGTTAATGCTAACACACCTGCTCCTGCTAAGGCACTACCTGTTCCCAATGCTGATAATCCTAATGATAAATTTTCAAATCCTAATAGTACACTACCAAAATTCATTTTACCCATTAAATATAATGTAGGTAATCCAGGTAATAATCCCATTAATCCAATTCCAATTGGTATTAATGCTAATGCACCCATTACAACTTTACCACTAGCTAATTCTTTTAAACCCGCTGACATATTTGTCATCTTATCTTTAAAACCAGATAAATCATCACCACCTGCTCCTGCTTTATCTGCATCCTCAGTTACTTTTTCTGGACTTATTTTATCTTTAATACTATCTACAACTGCATCTTTCTTTTCACCTACCATTTCTTCGGCCTTTCCACTAAAATCAACTTTATCCATTAATTTATCTTTAAGCCCACCTGCCTTTTCTGCTATATAATCTTTTGCTTTTCCTGCTATTCCACCTATTGCTGAACCTACTTTTGTATTTGCGATTGCACCACCGAATTGTTTTAGTTTAGATAATATTTTAGTAGGTGCTAACATTGCAAATAGATTTTTTAACATTTGCTTTGTTCCACGTGCCATTCCACCGATTGAAGTTCCCATTCCTTGTAATCCTTTATTCAATTCACCTGCACCTATTACCAATCCACCCATTCCTTTTAATACTTTACCGGTTAGGCTGTTACCCATATTCTGTAATATCTCAGCTGTTTGGCTGTATATTTGGTTACCCACACCGTGCATACCATTTAAGGTTTCTTCATGTGCTACCATTTGTTGCATTTCACCTGCCGATACACCCAATGCTTTTGCCGTTGCTTCTCTTTCATACCTAGTCATTCCATTCCACTTTGCAATTCCACCCACTGCTTTCAATCCTTCCTTCATAGCACCTGCAATATCATTATTATATGCCAATTCTCTTGCCTTACCCAAATTTAAATCTCTACCTAATAAAACAGATGCTTCCATTTCATCTTGTACGGATGATTGGTAATCTAATAAATGATTAGCCATCTTTTCTGCTGTGCCTAATCCTACTCCCAATTTAGCAGCGGCTACTGCTGCATCACCAATATTTTTGCCACCATCTTGACTATACAATGCAAAGAATTCTGTGTTATCTGCTACATCTTTCATTACCTGTGAAGGTGCTACTCCATTGGCCATTGCTAATTGCTTAACATATTCGCCTGTATTTTTACCGGCTTCATAGCTTTTTCCACTTAATTCACCAAACGCCGTAGACATAAATGCCGCTTGTTTTGCACTTAGACCATAATTTGCTGCTAATAAGCCGGCATCTACTGCCATTGAAGTTGTTAAATGGTGCGAATCACCTAAATCTTTAGCTAAATCCATAGCTGCTTCACCTGCGGTATCACCTAATATTGCACCTACTAATCCTACTTGTGTTTTAAGTCCTACCATTTGGGTCATTCCGACACCAATCTCCTTTCCCATCTCACCGAACTTCTCAGCTATTTCACCTGCTCCAAATGCCAATAATGCAATCTTTCCTCTGGTAGAACCTAAAAATACTTCTACTGTTGTTGTAATTTTTTTAAAGAATTTATTTATTGAATGCAATTCTTCACTTAATTCTGAATATATTTCTTTTACCTTTTCACTTTGACTTGCAAATTTGCCAGCTGCTGCTCTATTACTATTTAAATAACCGGTCATTGCATCAAACGTACTTGCTAATTCTTTGGTTAAAATCCCTGCATATGCTAATTCTTCTTTTTCTTTTTGAATTGCCGTTATATTATTATCAATTTCAAAATTCTTTTTTGCAATTTCGGCTACATCTTCTTTATTTAATTGTGCTAGTTCTGCAATTAAAGATGTTCCCGCTTCCAATGATTTTGCAACATTTAAAAATTTATCTTGTGCCCATTCATTGTTAACATTTTTTGCAGAATTAAACATTTCATTTGCAAAAGATTGTGATGTTTTTAGTTCTTTAGATAATGATTCATATAATTTAGGCAAAGTTTTAACCGTACTCGCTAAACTAGACATACTATCCAATCTAGCTGATTCTAAATCATTCGTAGATTTTATAATACCTCTATTTGCAATTAAATCTTTTCTTATTGCCGCTAACTTTTTTTGTTTTTCTTCAATTATTTCTTTTTGGACAGTATCTTCCTCTGTTAGATTTTGTTCTAATTTATAGATATCCTCTAAAAGATTTTTAATTCTTTTAACCGCATCTTCGTTTGGAAGAAATCCACTTGAATTATTAGATGTTGCTTTTGCCATTTATATTATAATAAGTGGTATTTTCTTAATTTTGCATTAAGTTCTTCGGTTTCTTTTGCCACACGTTCCATGCTACTAACTACCTCAGGATGTACATCTGCCTTTTTTATTTTTGCCATAAAACTTGAAGATACACCTCTTTGTAATGATTTAAAAAAGTTATCAACAAATGATGTCAATATTCCTTCGTTTAATTTTGTATATTGTTTTTCCATATGCATGATTTTATATAAATATCATATAAAACAAAAAGTTAGGAGTTTTTTATCTTCTCCTAACTTTACTATTTGCTTTTTGTATTTGTTCGTTTTCTTTCTTTTTTATATCAACTAACATATTTGCATACATTCGTCTGATATGAAGTGGTAAATTGTATACATCACCAAATGTAAATCCGCCACCACCTTGAAATACCAAGAAAAATAATTCTTCGTATAATCCTTTTTTATAATCCGCTGGCAGGGTAAAAAAAGTTGATTCCAAAAGGAATATCAAGTGCCTCCGATTCACCCGTCACATCCGATATGAACTCGAATTTCATATTTAAATCCGGAGATATACTTTTTACATATGCTCTA